AGCCCTGGATGACGACCGCGCCGCCCTCACAGCAGTAGATGCCATAGTCGCCATCCGCCCCGCAGTCGAAGGTGAGCGTAGCAGTCGAGTTGCGAGGGATGGGAGTTGCGACCGTGCCGATGTTCAGGGTTCCACCATACCGCACATCAATCGGGCCGGACAGGCGCAGGGTGTAGTTCGTCGCCGCAGTCGTGCCCCAGGTTAGCGACCCGCCGCTGCCCAGATGGATCGCCGGATTCAGCAAGCTATTGGCGTAGGTCTGCGTCGAGCCGTAGTCCGTCGATGCAGTCGAGTCCATCGTGATGACGCGGGCGGCAATCGGGTTCGAGTCGCTGATCGACCCGGTGATGAAGAAGTCATCGCCCGCTGCGAGGCTCGAAGGGTTCGCGTCGCGGATCATCATGCGCGACCAGTTGCCAGCAGTGGAGTCGCGATAGAAGTAGGCGACGTTCGCGGCGCTGCCCTTGATCTCGACCTTGTAGTTCGTCGCTGCTGCGAGGGCCACCGGGGAAGCGAACTTGAAGAATATCCACGGCCCACCACCGAACCTTGAGGTCTTGGCTGGAAGGTCCGCCACATCGACCGTGACCAGCGTGCCCGCGACCTCGGACACTTGCAGGATGTGGACCGAAACGGTATCCGTCCCTGGCGTCCCGCGCTGGTACAGCTTGAGCGCCACCCCAGCGTAGTTGCCTGCGGTGACCGTGAACGTGCTTGATCCCACGAACGAAGTCGTGACTCCGGTGTTCGCTGTTTCGGACAGCAGTGGCGCGGTCGTCGAGTCAACGATGTACCAACTCGTCGTCGCCGTGAAGTTACCGTCCTGCTTGGCGTAGTGGCGCGCCATGTCAGCCCCCGTTCAGCAAGGCGTCGGCCTCGGCCTCGGCAAGCTGCTGCTCGATTTCGGCCGCGTGAGCGGCTAGTACGGTGGCGGCGTCAGCTGTACCGATCCAGCCGTAGGTATGCTCGACGCCAGCCGAGTCGGTATGCGTTTCAAGGACGTATCGCGAGCCGTCGGGCAGCGGTGTCGCCTCGGTGTAGGTGCTGGTGACGATGCTCACAGGTCAGACTCCGCGATAAGTGCGGCCCACCGATCATGAACAGGGACGAGCTTGGTGGTCTTGAAGGTCGTCCACTGGCCAGCAGTCAGTGAGCGCCCAAAGGCGTCATTGAACGTGGTACGGGCACCAGCGTCGGTGATGAAGCCGTCGTTGATGCGCTCGATGAGCCACCAGATCAGGCGGTGCCACTCAGCCTGATTGCCGGCGGCGCGGGCGCGTTGGACGCGGAGCCAAAAGCGCGCCGCAAACTCCGCCGGGGTCTGGTGGACAAGGACCATTCGGTTAGTCCTCGGTCACTACTGTCCCTGCTGTGAGCTTCGGCGTGACCCCATTCCCGCAGACGATGTTCGGGCTGATCGTGCCCTTGTAGAGCAGCACACCTGCTGCGCTTGAGGCTGTACCCAGTCCCCAATGGGTGGCAGTTCCAGTTCCACCAGTGCCCGCAGGAAACGTAACGTCGGCATCCACTGCCACCGCATTGCCGGTGACCGTCCAGCCGGCAGCCGAGCGCGCCACCGCCACCCGAGCATAACTTGTGTAAGCAATCTCATTGGTGGTCTGGTCGCCGGCTTCACCAGGATCTGCGGTGTGCAGCGAGAAATACAAGCTGCCCGCAACGGTCGAACCGCGGAGGCCGGTGGCGTCGCCGATATTGGCTGCGTTCGTGTTCTCGAACAACAGACTCAGTAGGGCGGTTTCCCAAGAATTGGACTTAGACATTTCAGCTCCTTATTGAACGTACTCTTCCCGGACCTCGGCAATATCGCCTTCCGGAGTGTAGGTGGGAACACGCCGCTTGAGACGGCTACTGGCTTCAATCAGCTTCTCCATTTTGTCGAGGAGCTGTTGAGTGTTGTCGATCATCGGCTTGAGTTGCTCGACTCGAGACTGCTCTTGAGAGGCCACCCGATCTTGAATAGCCTGGAAGGCCGCATCTTGACGCTCCTGCCCCAGCCTACGCTCCTCCTGGTCCTCTTTCCGGCGGGATTCGGAGGTTTCGTGGAGCTGGGACATCTGTGTGGTGAGGGCCTCGTGGCGCTGGGAAGCGACCTCGCGGTCGTTCGCGGCGGACTCCTTCATCCGGGCGATCTCCTTCTGGGCGTCCACAGTGTACTTGGTGCGGTCGTTCTCCCCAGTCTGCCGCATCTGCTCGATTTCCTTCTTCAGGACCTCATTCGGATCAGGCTGCGGGGGCTGCGGGTTCTTCTGCTGCTCTTCGATGGTCATCTGGGCCTCCTCGATCGCGGCCTCCAGGCTCCGGCCGACGGAGAATCCGCGCACAGCGAACTTGAGCATCTCGAGGGAGACCGGCATCATGGCAGGATGGAAGGAGGAGACGTTCTTCGCCGCGTTCATGAAGTTGGAGACAGTCTCCATGAACTCCGTGCGGCGCTTGCGCTCATCCTCCTCGTCCAGCTCGACCATCGAGCCCGAAGCCACCTCAATCCGGTAACGGCGTGCACGCTCTTCTTTGAGGAGGGCGATCGCAGCCTGGAGAATCTCGGGATGGGCCTTAACCTCCGGGAGGAGCTGGGCCGAGGAGATCCGGATGATGGTTTCCGGAGTATAGCGATCGCACAGGAACTCCGCTTTGATCTGGAGGACCTTGGTGACGAACTCCGCAACCTGATTCTGGCGGGAGGACAGGCGAAGGGAGGCGAACTTGGCCTTGATCTGCTGCGCACCGAGGGTCTCGCTCGCCAGAGAGGCCCCCCGGATGATGTCGCTCATCCCGGTGATCTCGTAGATGAGCTGCTTGATCTTCTCCCGCGCTTCGTAGAGGGCGGTAAGGATCTTCGCGACCACTTCGATCGGGAGGAAGTCAACGACGCCCTTAAGTCCGCCCTTTTCGGCAAACGCCGCCCAGGCTGACACAGGGACCATCATATTGTCGGCGGTCCCTCCGAGGAGGTTCTTCAGGGAGTCCTGCGAGGCATCGTAGACCCCGACAAGGCGAAGAGCCCGAGTGAGGGAGCGAATCCGACGGGAGATAACGTCGAGTTCGATAAGTTGCTTCTGGTAGAGGATATAGTCCGCCACCGGGTAGAAGCGCTCGTTCGTCGTGGTCGCGAGGAGAGGCTCAGGGCAGGGGAAGAACTCCTCGAGCTGGGCGACGTCGCCTTGGATGTCCAGGGGAACGGAGCATCCATCCAGGCAGATCCAGAAGAGCTGCTTGTGCTCTTTGGACCAGATTTCGTAGACCTGGGCACGGGTTGCCTGGCCAGCCTCTTTGTCCCGAGAACCCTCTTCCTCGACGGTAGCTGGGTTGTGGTTGAGGGGGACCTCGTCGATCTTCCCACCAAGCTTGGCATAGGAAGCGGCAAAACGAAGTTTGAGGGCTTCGGAACTGAAAAGAAGCCGGCGGGAAACCCAGCGCACGTCATTCCAGGTCCGGGCGGGGGAAACCCGGAAATCCTCCCAGAAAACGTAGTCTGTGGGGGTGCGCTCGTCGGCGAGGACCTCAGCTTCTTGCGGGACGGTCGCGAGGGGATTGGCCGGATCGGGTACCTGAGTGACTTCCTTGGCGAAGGAGGGCTCATAGCGGACCCAAACTTGGCCCATTCCGGAGAGGAGGCGATCTTTGACGGCAGATTTGAGGGCGCCGTGGAGCGCCAGGCCCTGATCGACCTCGTACTGGAGCGCACGCTCCAGGATTTGGCCGGCCACCCGGCCAACTGGATCATCGTCACGGAATCGCCTGGAGACTTCGACCCGCGGACGCCGAGAATAAGTGGCGGGAAGGAGGGTTTCGACGTTGGACCAGAAGAGGTTGAACTCGACCGAGTCCTCCTCGGAGGTGTTGACCGCTGCCCCCTCCGAACGATAGCGCTTGTTGATCTTGCGCCCGCGTTGGGTATACTTCTTCGCCTCAGGATCGTCTTCTGCTGCCTGGAGTTCACCTTTCCAGTAGGAGAAGAATTCTTCCGGCGTGCGAGTGGGGGTCTGAGGTGTCATCGGATCAGCGCCAGTTCGTGGGTTTGCTCGGCCTCAGAGAACAGGTCATCCAAAGTTAGCCCCGATTTTGCCGGGAGTGGGGGAAGGCTGTCAACAATCCAGGGACGGCTGGTGACGCCATAGCGGATATCGTCAACTGCATGATCTTCCGCGTCGGTATCCACGTCGTCTGGATCGTCTGGATCCGCCGGGACAGTCTCGAGGCCTCGGATAGAGTCGGGGCAGCAGTCGAGGATGTAGAGGAGAGGGGGAAGAGGGCCAACTGGAGGGTCGGAACCGAGCTTTCCGTTGAGATGTTGGCGAACTTTGTCCCAGCCAGTCTTGCGAGTGTTGTCCGCCCGGCGGAGATAGACGCCCTCGACGGCGAAAGCCTCGGCAATGGAGGGTCCGCCGTCCTTTTTGAAGGTGGAAGGGTCCGCCGCGATGTACTGGAGCTTGTCGGAGCCGATTCGATTGAGGATTCCCCGGGCGACCATCGGAGCATCGAGGCGAAGGCCCTCATTTGGGGTGCCAGTGGAGCCGTACCACTCTTTGTAGCGGAGGAGGGCACCCCGCGGGAGGCCCCAGGTGCCATCCGAGACGGCCCACATGCCAAAGGAGAAGGGGGAAGAGTAGCCCCAGTCGAAGGAGCCGAAGCGGAGGGCGTTCTGGGGGATGAGAGAGGCGAAGCGAGCAGGGAGGACGTGCCGCGTGCGGGAAAACTGGGTAAAGTAGGCCCCGACTGGGGTACGCCAATCGCCGAGGAGCCAGGCCCGAACCAGAGCATGGGAACCGGAAGTGGCCAGATTGGCGATATACTCCGGATTGTTGATCATGAGGAGCTGGTTGTCGGACACGCGAGAAGGGATGAAGATGCGCTCCCGGGTCATCGGAGCGAAACCCTCCACTTCGATGGTATCGACCAGGATCTTCATGCCCTC